TCTGGAAGGCAATTATGACCAAATCCAGCACAAGTCATGGGAAACGGCACAAGCGGAAGAAAAAGCAGCAAGCAGTGCTGCAAAGAATGTCGCAAAGGCTACCACGGATGCTACGCGTGGCTGGGCGAAACAGTTTGAAACATCAGCTGCTAATATTCCTGGTGGTGTAGCTGCCGGAATCAATGCAAATCTGTGGCAGGCAACAAATGCAGCTGCAAATCTGGCTATCCAGGCGACCGCTGCATTTAATAACAACATGGGCATCAAATCACCATCCAAGGTGATGATGAAGTCCGCGAAATGGATGGTCGAAGGTGTCGCCAAGGGCATCAAACAGAATGAAGGCATCGCAGTGGATGCTGTGGAGGACTTCTCTGATGACCTGGTGGCAGCCATGAACCCGAGCGCATCCTTCTCCGGTATGGTTTCCGGTTCTGGGATCGCATCGGTGGGAAGTGCAGCCACATCAGAGGCTGGCATCCTGAATCTTTTGAGCAAATACCTTCCGGAGCTTGTCAATCGTGACATCACGCTGGATTCCGGCAAGATAGTCGGCGAGCTGGCTCCGAAATATAACAAACAATTCGGCAGAATGGAAGCGTTGTCTGCAAGAGGTGTCTAATGCTTGGTATAACATTTGGATCTAAACATTCATATAACGACTGGGGAGTGATCCTGGAGGACACTCACATCTCTCCACCAGTCCCGAAAAGATATATAGTCGATGTTCCGGCACGGAACGGAGTGCTCGATCTGACCGGACAGCTGACTCCGATCATGCGTTATGAATCACGCACGATCACATTCACATTCAGGGTGCGCCCAGGAGGATGGGACGCACTGATGTCCACAGTCTATGGAGATGTTCATGGGAAGACCTTGGATGTGGTCAGTGATCTGGATCCGTCCTGGCATTGGCATGGGTTCGTGACTGTGGATGACTTCTCATCAGATGAGCGAACCGGAGTCCTGACCATCGCAGTGGATGCGGATCCATTTAAGCTGGCGAATGCGCCGACCACAGTGTCCACATCCGGTTCAGGATCCATCACATGTGTGTGCGATCGCATGGAGCTGACTCCGGTCATTGACACGACCGCATCAGCGACCATCGACTTCGGCGATATCTCCGCAGCTGTCGATGCCGGATCGCATATTATAAACGACATCATCTTTGTGGAAGGCAACAACACGCTGACGATCACCAGCACTGGTGATACGACAGTCACTTATACCAATGGGAGGCTGTGATGGCATACACGGCATACCTGAATGACAACTTATTCTTCGACACGGCGAGCAATCTGAACAGCCTTGCCCTGCTGACCGCTGATCTGGATCTCCAGGCGGGGCAGGCAGGCACATTCACATTCAGCCTTGCTCCGGATAATGTCGCATATAACAGTTTCGCAAAGCTGACATCCTTTGTGGATGTATATCGGGACACTGTCCTTCTTTTCTCCGGTCGTGTGATCGAGATCTCGGAAGAGTTCAATCTGGTGCGCACGATAACATGCGAAGGCCTGCTGGCAGTCCTTGCTGACTCCGTATTTCGTCCGGTCACATTCAATGACACACTCCAGAACCTGGTGCAGGCGATGATCGACAGCCACAATGCGCAAGTGGATGCTGATAAGCAGCTGACGATCGGAACGATCACCATCCAGGACGAATATGTCTATCGTGCCTATGAGGAATACGAAACGACCATCACACGGCTGATGGATCTGGTCGATTCCTATGGCGGTTACATGACAGTCACAAAGGACAGAGAAAACGGCACGCTTTATTTTGACTGGCGGGATTCCATCGCCGGACTGAACACGCAGGGCATCGATTTCGGACAGAATCTGCTCGATATAACCCAGATCGAGAACGGCACGGACATTGTCACCATCCTGGTGCCTCTGGGTGCTGAAATCGAGAATGCGGACGGCACAAACACACGGCTGACCATCGAGTCTGTGAACAATGGCGATGACTACATCGAGAATGCTTCCGGCATTCTGGAGTATGGCCAGGTGGTGGGCATCCAGATATGGGATGATGTTACAGTTCCGTCAATTCTGCTCTCAAAGGCGACCGCATGGCTGAATGCCCAGGTGGTGAGCCGTCTTTCCATCAATGTGACGGCTGTGGATCTCCCGAACATGGACAATTTCCTGATCGGGCAGACGATTCCGGTCAAGAGCGAAGCGCACAATATAGACGCGAATTTCGTTGCTCTGGAACAAAGCCTGAACCTATTGGATCCGGCGCAGAACCAGATGGTGCTGGGCAACACCATGCGCGGGTACATCAACACGATCGGCAAGGCCATCAGCACTAATTCCGCACGCATTGAAACGATCACGCACGATTATGTCACGAATGATACAGTGTCCGGAATTAACGAACAGCTCGCAGCACAGTCCACACTTATCCAACAGAATGCGGACAGCATCGTGTCCACAGCCGAGGCCATCACACAGACCATGAACGGCATCCAGACACAGCTGACGGCTGTCCAGCAGACGGCTGATTCCTGGAACGTGTTCGTGACAGAAAACGGACAGACACTGACATATCTGCGTGTGGATGCTTCTGGTCTTTGGATCGGGCGTGCAGAAGATCCGATCAAGCTGCTGGAAACAAACAGTGCGATCAAGTTCGTGGACGGCAACGGCACGGCACTCCTGGAGATCAACACGGAAGGCATCATCACTCCAAGTGTGAGCGCATCGGAGCAAGTGGCGTTTCTTTCCGGTTCCACTCCGGAGTGGGCGATCAGGAAGGGCGCAGTCATAAACGGCAAACATAATTTGAACGATCTGTGGATCGGAGGCTAATTCATGGCAAGTATCTCGATATCCGGCTGGGGCGTTGGCAGAAGCTACACGCTGACAGTCACGGAGTCTTCATACAATTCCATAAACAACACTTCTGTCGTGTCCTGGACACTTTCCGCATCAGGCGACAGTGGGACATGGTACGACTACTACTTATACGCATCCGTCAACGGCACTGTGGTCTATAACAAGTCCGGTGGATGGTCAGATGGAGCATTCCCTGCTGCGACCGGATCAAAATCCGGAACGATGACCATATCGCATGGATCCGATGGTAAGAAAACGATCTCGTTCTACATTGAAGGCTATGCTTATTCATACAGCACGAAGTCGTCCTCCGGATCCCTGACGCTGACGAACATCGACCGGACAGCTCCGACTGTCACGCAGGCCAATATCACGAATATTGACACGAATAGCTTCAAGATCAGCGCGACATCGAATGTCAACTGCGACAGATGGGACTATTCGCTGAATAATGGATCTTCCTGGACGAATTTTTCCACGACAAACGGAACCAGCGCAAACAAGACCATAACCGGACTGGCAATGAACACGACATACACAGTCCTGATCCGCGCACGGAAAACGCTGAACAATATTTACGGCACTTCCGGATCCAAGTCGGCAAAGACGCTCGGATCTTCCACGATCTCTAGCGCATCCGACATCACTCTGGGGAATGCCTGCTCGGTGTCCTGGACTCCTCTCGATGCCACTTTCAAATATAAGCTGATATTCAGCCTCGGTGCATGGAGTTACACGACCGCATTTATCGAGCCAGCGAGCACATCGCCTTACACTTATTCCGGTTACACGATTCCGGTCAGTGTGGCTGATGAGCTGCCTAATTCGCCGACCGGAGCAATGACAGTTGCTCTGACCACTTATTCCAGTGATGGCACGCAGATAGGCTCGCCATCGCTTGCGACATTTACAGTCACAGTTCCGGCTGCGGTGGTTCCGACCATCACTTCGGTGACGCTGGAAGAAGCAACGCCTGCATCCGGTTTCAATCTGTATGTGAAGTCCTTGTCAAAGGTCAAAGCGACAGTGGTCGCTGCCGGAGCATACAGCTCCACGATTGCGAACATTGTTGTCAAGGTTGGATCTCTTTCCTATACGGCGAACAGCTCCGGAGTGGCAACATCCGATATTCTCCAGACATACGGATCCATAACAGTGGAAACGACTGTCACAGATACTAGGGGACGGACGGCTGTGGACACGCAGACAATCACAGTCTATGACTATTTCCAGCCGACCATCTCGATCGACATCGATATCAATTCTTCAACGAACATAGTTGTGACATCGGTGGCGGGATCCATTGCAGCAGTAAACAATACGAACGCGAAATCACTTGTGATCACACGCAGACGGCTGTCGGATGATTCTACCACGACTTACACAGTGAACCCGCTGTCTGATTACAACTATTCCGTGGCCTGGACGCAGACTGTGGCAGACATCGGGACAGAGTCCTATGAATACACGGCTGTGGTCACAGATACAAAACAGTCGGTGAGCATCAGCGGACTGACAGCCATCATCTGCATCTCACGGCTTGCCGGAGGTCGCGGTGTCACATTCTTTGAAGAAGCTTCAAAGCAAGGATTCTGGATCCACGATATAGAACACGATGTCACGCAGTCCGAATATTTAGAGCTGGCGATCCTGCTGGGTGATAATTACAGCACAACAAAAGATTATTACGTTGGTGAGTTCTGTATCTATAACAGCAAGGCATGGGAGTGCAACACGCCGATCGTGGGCGGGGAAACATGGACGGCAGCTCATTGGGATGAATTGGGGGCAGTATGAAATTAGCATTTATATTAAAAAACCTGGCAACGAAAGTCAGCCTGGATTATGTGCATCCGGTTGGCGAAATCTTTACTACCACTTCCGCGACATTCGATCCGAATATTTCGTGGGGGGGTATGGAGCAAGATAACAGATAAGTTTTTAGTAGGTGCGGGAAGCACATATACACTGGGTGCGACTGGTGGCGAAGCGACACATACACTAACGACAGAGGAAATTCCAAGCCACAACCATCCGCAAACAACTGGAGCGAATAACGGAGGCATTGCCAATCAAGTCCATTATTACAATGCAGGTAACTACGATGGTGCAGGTTTCCAAATTCCAAACTGGATGACAAGTCATCAGCTAATTAGCACAAGATATACTGGTGGCGGTCAGTCCCACAACAACCTCCCGCCATATCAGGCAGTGTATATGTGGCAGCGTACCGCATAGGAGAAATATGAAATTAAGCAGTATTCTTTTGAATTTGGCGAACCTGAAACAGCGGATTGATCAGCTCGCATATAACTACGGATTGATTGCTGATTACGTTGTTGAATATGGCACAAGCGGAATCTGGACATACCGAAAATGGGCAAGTGGAATTGCTGAATGTTGGGGAAAGCATACATATACAAGCCTACCGCTGACAAGAAATTTCAATGGTGTATATATTGCACAATCCAATAATCCGCAAGGCATGGATGCTTATCCGTTCACATTCTATCAAACACCGAAAACATTTGCTTATGTTACGAATACGAACGCATGGATATTAAGTGACAGTGAAGGTTCAACAACGAATTTTCCTAAACTTTGGGTGGCACTAACAACAAGTGGCACAACTAACCCTTGCATTTATTTGTCAGCAACTGGATATTGGAAAAATATGGGGGGGGTAATTAAAGCCCTATTTTATAAGCTTTTTCCGGTTAGGGGGTGTTGCGCATGAAAGTGAGTAACATCCTTTTAAATTTAGCGAACCTTGTTAAACGGATAAAGCAGCTTGAATACAAGCTTGGGCTGATTGATGACTTCGTTGTTGATCACGGAATCGGTGTCACAACGGCTGACGGATCTATTTGGGAGTATTTTAAATACGAATCAGGCCTTGTTGATATGTGGGGATATAGGAGTGTAGCAAATATCTCCCCATATACCACATTTTCCTTTGGAAATAATATTTATGCTTATTGTCGTCAGACAACTATGACATATCCGTTTACGCTTACCAGCGTTCCATTGGTAATGCCGAATAATACTATTGCAAGCGCATTCACGATGTCCACTGTGGTCGACAGTGAAATTTATGTGGACTATGTAAAGATGTTTGGCTTTGATTGGCATATTGGAACAGCTGGATCAGGTGGTGAACGATTTGTGGCGCGTTGTCATTTAATAGGTACATGGAAATAGGAGGACATTAAATGTTCATAGTAATTGAGATCCAAAAAAATAATGGTGTAGTCAGCACGCTGACTTATCAGTATGAGGACATCCTGGATGCAGAATCCAAATATCACACCATTCTTTCATTCGCTTCAAAGAGCGAAGTGGAAGTACACACAGCAATGATTATCACGGAGTATGGCTTCGTCTTGAAGAAAGAGCACTATGAGCATCTTCCGGAACCGGAGCCAGAAGAGGAGGTTATTGAAAATGAAGGACTGGATAATTAGAGCACTCAAGACATTTGTGCAGGCGACTATCGCTTACTTTGTGGCGAACATCGCAATGATCTCGCAGCATATTGTTGATTGGGATTTTGCAAACTGGAAAGGATGGCTTCTCCCGATCATCGTAGGTGCCGGTTCAGCCGGCATTTCTGCTGTCTGGAATATTATTCTTGAAAAATTAAACGAAAAGAAAATCGAGGAAAAATAAATGACACTTGATATTATTTCTTGCATTCTTGGCGGTGGCGCACTGATCACTCTTATCACGTTCCTGATCAAGAGGAGCGATGAAAAAAAAGAGAAGAAGGATGAAGTTCTGGCAGAGATACAGAGTATTAAGAAACAGATGCAGAAGATGGAGCGTGATTCCGTCCGGACGCAGCTCCTCATGCTGATGAACGCTTACCAATACGGCGATGCATCCGAGATCCTGACTGTCGCCGAGTATTATTTTGAAGGATTAAAGGGCGACTGGTATGCCACATCACTCTTCCAGAAGTTCTGTGAAAAAGAAGGCATCCCGCTGCCGCCTTGGTTTATTAAAGGAGAATAAGACATGGCAAAAATCAAATCAAGCAAAATGGTCGAAATGGCGAAACATGTGGAAAGCCGTGCGACCATGTACTGGAACAATTTCAGCTATTACGGACACGCCGGAGGAAACTGTGGCCTTGTCCATGATGACGGCGTGCAGTCATTCGACTGCAATAACTTCGTGAAATCGCTGATCAACAAGCCGGAGATCGCATATTCCACAAAAACATGGGATTATGCCGTCCCTGGAACAGTCATCCCAGATGTCACAGAGTACGGACTGCTGTCACTCTGCACGGATATCCGATGGGGTGACTTCAGCAATGTCGCTCCGGCAGAGGTGCTCTATATGGCAGGCCATATCGGACTCTTTGTGGGAACCTACCAGGATCCATCCGGAGAGGTCAATACCATCGAAGCCACGGCAGCTATGGGAGGCGGGGTGCTTTCGAGCTGGTGCTCGCCGACCGGACTGCGCTATGACCATAAGGGTGGCAATTTCCTCGGACGCTGGGAAGCTCACGGCAAGTTGACTCCATACATCGATTATGGTGCAGAACCGAAGCCACAGCCAGTGATCAAGAAGGGCGTGTTTGATTATGGC